GTAGGTGGATTCCATGAACGTTACAGTAAACGCTATCAGAATGCACACTACGGCATGTTAGAACTACAAGATGTGCCAGATTTTAAATACATATTGATACATTCGGGGAACACAGATGAGCATACCAGTGGTTGTATCCTCGTTGGAAATACACAGCAAGATTTAGATCTAGGTAAAGACGGTATGATTGGCCAATCACGTAAAGCATACGAGTCTATGTACAGAAAAGTGTCAGCAGTATTGTTACAGGGTAAAGAAGTAACAATTAATATATCAAAAATTAATTTAGATCAAGCAGAGAAATCTGTTGATGTAGTTGATCTATCTATATTAAGTGCAATAGAGGATAAGATTGACACTTTATCAGCTAGAGTTACACAAGCACTAGCGGGAAGGAACATAGTATGAGTGATGAACTAAAGCAACTTATTGAAAAAGTTGTGTGGACATTCATTGAGGCGTTTGGATCTGCATTGTTAGTAGGTCCTGCATTAGATCTTGATGTATCTGCAATTCAAGCTGCGGGAATCGCAGGTGGTGGTGCAGTTATTGTAGTATTAAAAGAGTATGCAAAAAAACAACTCGCAGGTAAATAAACTTACCTCAACACAACAGGACGTACCACACAATAAAACGAATATGATGACCAATCACGCAAGTGGTTGGGAACCAGGCGTAGAGTTTAATTACAAGACTAAGTCTGGTACTCTTACAACAAGACCTATTGATAACAGCAATCCAGAATTTGATAAGCTGTTAGCTGAATGGGGTTTTGATCCAGAAAAATATTCTATAGTCAACGATACTATTCGTGTATCTACATGGGATATGAATTTAGGTAAAGGTGAGATCCAACAAGCATGGGCCTACAAAGCACAGATTGTAGCTAAAGAACATACGCTTGATAAAAAAGATTACAATCGTATGAGCAAGTGGATTGAATCATACAAAAGAAAACCTAAACCAAAAGTAACACAACCTACTGCTAGTTTCTTTGTTGCAATAAGTGATCTGCAATTAGGTAAACGAGACGGTGGTGGTACAGAAGCTATTGTTGATAGATTCCTAGAGAAAATAGATACAGTACGTGATCGTTATAACTTCTTACGTAAAGCAGGAGTTAAGTTAGATCAACTTACTGTTGTAGGATTAGGTGATATAGTTGAAGGGTGCGTAGGCTTCTATCCCAAAGCAATGGGACCTAATGGTGTAGAGCTTGACTACCGAAATCAAATGAAACTAGCAAGAAGGTTGATAGCTAAAGCATTAATTGAATGGAGTAAAGACTTTGATCTTGTAGTCGTTGGTGCAGTACCAGGTAATCATGGTGAGAAAAGAACAAGCAAAGGTATAGCACCTACAGGTGAAATGGATAACTATGACATAGAAGTGTTTGAACAGATTGGTGAGATCTTTGCAGATAAACCACAATACAAGCACATAAAGTTTGTGATACCAGATGAACCACACCTATCTCTTAATGTATGTGGTACCAACATGACGTTTACTCATGGCCACCTCGCAGGTTATGGTGGATCAGTAGAGAATAAGATTATGAACTGGTGGAAAAACCAGACGTTTGGTAAGTTTCACGCAGGATCTAGCGACATCTTAGTATCTGGACATTATCATCATCACCGTGAATTACATGACGGTAGGACCTGGATACAAGTACCTAGCTTAGATGAATCTACATGGTTTGAACAACAAGCAGGTAAGAAAACAAAGCAGGGTGTTATGACTATGGTTGTAGATCAATACGGCCATAACAATAAAGAGATCGTTTAAACAGAAAAGCGGCCTCTCTGGACCGCTTTATTTCTGCTTCTACAATGGAGGTGAGCCATGTAAAAAACTTACTTGATCCAATGTACCACATGTTATAATTAATGCAAGTCAATATTCAAGTAGGGTTTCCTCCTTTACCTACTTGCTTACACCTACTATTTTTCATCAGTAGGTGTTGCTAATGCAAAAAACCTGTATATAATATATAGTGGAGGTGCAAATGGCAATAACAACACCTGATGAACATACAATAGAACAGCTAGAAGCTATAAAGAAAAGCGTTGCAGATACTGGCGCTAAATTTATTCTTGTAGAAAACAACTGTATTAAGTATGTTGATTCAACTGGTGAATTAAACTACTACGTCAATAAGAACGGACTAACTATAGATCGTTGGGAATTATGGAACAACATAATACATTACATCTTTGTTAGATCAGTACGAGGTGGCGATTAGTGGGTTTATTCACAGACAAAAAGGAGATGAAAAACTGGGCGATAGCTTTAGGTAACGCATGCGGTGGTGCAAAAGTAACTACTGAATTGCAATTAACTAAAGTAGATCCAGATAAAGTTTTCAAATTAACACAACAATTTGTAAACGAATACAATGCGCAGATGATGAAGGCCATACAAGAATATAAAGGTGATGAGAGTGAGTGAACCTTTACCTATGGATCGTGATGTGCGTGTTATGTTTACTGATCACAGCACACGAGACTTTATTGTTACTGCTGAAAACAAAAAACAAGCAGAGGAAATATTTGATTTAATCTTTAACCACATGGAACAAAGCATTAATGATCTATTAAAACAATATAAAGTTGGAAAAAAAACAAAGGTGTGGGTAGAATATCATGTAGACAAAGAACATTATGAAATGGAGGAGGACGATAACTAATGGCATGGCGTGATGAATACGATATGGTGGAGGATAGACTAGCAAAGTTTTGGGAGGAGAATCCAGACGGCAGAATAGAGACAGAGATACTTAGTATTACTGCTGATCATACTTCTGCTGTACATCAAGCAAGTATATTTTTAAATAAAGAGGACGCAAGACCTGTAGCTACAGGTATAGCGCAAGATCAAAAAGGACCTGTTGGTGCTAACCAGACTTCCTGGATAGAAAACGGTGAGACTTCTGCGATTGGACGTGCATTAGCAAATTATATTTACGCAGCAAAAGGTAGACCGTCAGTTACTGAAATGCAAAAGGTGGAGAACTTAAAAGAATCTGCGGGACAAGTAGAGACTAAGACAGTTACCAAGAGTGTAGATCAAACTAGCAATAGCAAGACCTACACTCCTTCACCTTCTGTACAAAAGAAGGTTGATGAAGCTAAGAAGGCAGAGGCAGAAGCAAATGCGCAACCTGTTGAACAACGTGTAGCTGATACATTAGAGACAGATGTTGAAGTATCCGTTGTACCACAATGTATGACTTGCGGTAATGAAGTATGGGATAACAGAGCAGACAAAGCAAGTGGCAAAGTTAAACCTACCTATCCAGATTACAAATGCAAGACTAAAGATTGTAGAATCTGGTACATAGATAGTTATGCGAATGACAAAAAGGCACCAGAGGTATGGTACATGCCTAGTGTTGAAGTCAAACCTAGAGATATCAACGAAATAGGTAAAGACGAAGCACCATTCTAATGTTTACAATAGAAATATTGGTGAATGACGGTGGTGAATACCACGATATAAATCTTATTAACGTACCTAATGATTTACCTGTACATGTAGAAGTAAAAACTATAGGCGTTGATGTATGTACAGAATGTCATGAAGCACCACAGACTACATTACATAATACAGGTAGATGTGTAGGTTGTATAGCACACGAAATAGAGGATTGTGTATAGACCATTGCCAGATAGTTTAACTATCATGCCTAGCAAGATAGAAGGACTAGGTTTATTTACAAAGGCAAGCATAGAAAAAGGTGTTGACTTAGGTATAACACACGTTAGAGATCCTATAACTATGCAGTTGTTTAGAACACCACTCGGTGGTTTTATTAATCATAGTGATACACCAAACGCAAAGATTGTAGAGATACAACGATTCAGATATTTGTATACATTGCGAGAGTTAGATCCATTAGAGGAGATAACTGTAACGTATACAATGTACAAAGTAGGAGGATAAAATGAGCATGAGAGATGAAGTATTGCAGATACTTAGTGATAACCAATGGCACTGTTCATCAGAGTTAATTGAGTTAGGTTGGTCTGTAAGAAATCGTATTAGTGAGATAAGACAAGACAAAGGTGAGGACTATATTATTAGTGAAGCATGTGCGTTGTCATCTCATTCACATAGAAATAAAAATATATCTATGTACAAGTTAAACGATCAAGAAAAAAAAGAACAGTTATTGAATAGACTTGACGACAAATTACAACTAGACTTACTAGCATGAAGGATCTTTTAGAAACCAAAGGAGGCATAGCAGTTTATGATATGCTTCTGGAATCTAAGAGTAAGTTAATACAAATAAACACTAAGATCACAGAGTTAGGACCAAAGCAAGACTTTGACCTATTTCCTCCCGAATCAATGGCGGGTACCTGGACAGAAAAACGTATGAACGATAACTATCCTGGTATGTACATTGATCCTGTATCTGCATTAGGTGGATACTATGGTGGTATACGTATAGAATGGATTGGAAGTGAGGGAGAAGCCTACTTTGATATAGTCCTAACTCTTAGTGATTTCTTTGCGTTCACATTTAATTATCGTAATGTTAAAGCATTAGATTATGGAATGTTAGATCGCATAGATATGATTGCTTATGCAAAAGGACTAGGAGAATCGGCACAAAAAAATGTCAAAACAAAAACAACAGGGAACAAAACTTGAATCACAAATAGCTAAGGTTTTAAACGGTGAACGTTTAGCCGAAGGTGGTGCTAACGACAGAGGAGACGTAAGGTTTTATCTTAATGACGTAGAGTTTATTGTAGAGTGTAAAGCTAGACAATCATTAAACGTTACAAGAGAGTTAGCAAAAGCAATAAAGAAATCTAAAGCTAAATATACAGCGTTAGTTTGGAAGCGATTAGTAAAGACAGACAAGAAGGTAAGACAACCAGACGGGGTATCCGTTGTCGTTGTTATAGATTTAGATACCTTTGTTGATCTAGTAGACGGTAAAAGAGGTAATGAGTTTTATGACGATCCATTCTGGAAGCAACTCCCATAACGATATAGATAAGATCGGTCGCCAAACAGCACTAAACATAGCTAGTCTTATGGCCCGTGTCGAGTATGATTTTAATAGACATGAGCCATGCCTGGTATGTAACGAAAAATATAAGTACCACATAGACGGTTTACCATGCGAGAGTGATGATTCCAGGAAGCAAATCATAAGATCTAATCGTTGGAATACACGTATAAAAACAACTAGCGCCCGTAAAAACGAGCGCTAGATCTAACGTGTATGCGTTGTTAGATTAATTATCCTCCTCTTTTTTCTTTAGCATTTTATTTACCAGGATAAGATCTATTAACTGTTGTCTTATCCAAATGTACTTCTCCTCTACTGTAGGTTTAGTCTTGGTCCATTCAGTAAACTTATCGTCTGCGTCCTGGATCATATCTCTTATAAACTCAACACTAGGTTCTCTAGGTTCTATTACTTCTACTTCTATACCAGGCATTATTCCTCCTCTAATTCGTACAGTGCTTTACCGTTTGGATATAACACTTGATCGTCTTGTTCACAACCATTACACAATATTGCTTTAGGAAAATTGTATTGCGGTAATGAATAAAACTTTGTAGTTTCATCATACGTTTTACTACAACTATTATTTTTATGTACATAATTTAAACAACTATCACATCTAACAACATCTTTTACTTCATTATTGTTTGTATCAACTACCTTCTGCATGTTGTTTGTGTGCATAGTATCGCTAAATTTAGTATCACAAAAGATACAATGATTATCTAAGTGGGTAATTATATCCACTTCTCCTTCAGTTTCATTTAATTTAATTAATTCCCAAACCATTATTCCTCCTCCATTTTTACTAACAACTTAACCATAGATAAACGTGCGTCTCTATCCTCTAGTTGTTGCTTGTACATTAATCTATTATTAATTAATTCTTTTTCCAGGATCTTTTGTGCGGTTGTTAGGCCGATATAATATCCACCTAACACACCAATCAAAATTGCTATTGCTAACTCCATTAATCAATACTCCTTACTGGTACGGCCATAGTAATAAAATCTCTTACCTTATAACCTTCTCTACCTTTGTAAACATATTTGTAATGTTCTTTATCTAACGTGAAGGCATGATAATCACTACCACCACTATTAAATTGAGTTAGTAATGTAACTAATCCTGGTCCACTATTACCTTTAGCTATCGTATGTAGCTTCATATAATCGGTCATGCGTGCGCTATCAATACGTAAATATTCCTCGCATGGTTTCCAATTTCTATTCACCTTCCAATTCTGGTATGCGGTCCATAAACTATCAGTATTAGGATAATTTCCGTCATCAGCTAACCGTACATGTAAGGGATCAGTTACCGTACTGTCATGGGCGCTACTTGTTGCGCCAAATAGAATCATGCTACGTCCATACACTCTAGCTTTAGGTAATCGTTCTACTTTATCTATTGTCATACCGTCAGCTAATCTGTAATTCGGCAGTTTTACACTACTATGTTCACCTAAATTAACACCGTTAGTGTATATAAATTGTTGCATGTCAAAAGTTTTAGATGTATCTACCTCACCTGTAACTTTTATCATCATGTACACAACTTCACTCTTGCGTATCGGGTGATTCTTAGGCATAGTTATACTCGCAAATGGAATTTTAAACTCTAGCATTTTACCATTGTTTAAATTGGTCCAGGAATTTACGTTTATAACTTGTATATTCTCGCTATCAAATACGTACTTAGTAATACCGTACGAATCCGTTGCTTCAAATATTACACTACCAAATTCATACGTTGTACCATACTTAGTTTGATCTATATAACCACCTGGTTGTTCAAATG